AGCAGCAAATGCAACGGACGCAGAAAAGAAAGAATGGTCCACAATAATGAATAAGCTGCAACCAGATGATAGAGATATTGAGGGAATATCAAAATATAAAGGTATGCCAGACTATCAATCCAGCCATTGGGACGAGCCAAACGTACTAGCACATATCAGGACAAACCAAAGATTAGACACAAAAGGAAGGAAGACAACTCTGATTGAGGAAGTGCAGTCAGATTGGCATCAGGCTGGGCGGGAAAAAGGGTATAACAACACTGTTAAAAAAATTACTCCAGAAGAAAAACAAGAATGGAAACAATTAGACGCAATTGGTGCAGGTGGAAGAACAAATGTACAAGAAGAAAGGTTAGAGGAATTGGATAATTTGTATGCTGGAACAATGAGAGGCGTGCCAAACGCACCATTCAAAGAAGACTGGTACAAACTAGCATTGAAACGAGCCATTAAAGAGGCTGTTGATAATGGCAGTGATAGCATTAGTTTAACCACTGGCTCACGACAGGCAGAAAGGTATGACTTGAGCAAGCAAATCCACACACTGTCGTATGCAAAAAATGCAGACGGCACTTATGACCTGACGGCATTTCAAAATGGCGTAATAAAAGGCACTGAAGTCGGTAAGAGTATCCCAGAAAATAAACTTGAGGGTTACATTGGCAAAGATGCTGCAAAAAAGGTAACTACAGGCGAGGGTAATGTCAGCCGGCTAGAGCCATGGATGAACCTTACGGGTGTTGATCTCAAGGTCGGTGGCGAAGGCATGAAGAAATACTATGACGAAATCTACCCTGCATTTTTAAACAAATTTGGTAAAAAATACGGTGTTAAGGTAGAGGACAACATAATAGACATAGGCACTATAATAGACATAGTTACTCCAGAAAAAGTCTACACGCTGCCAATTACACCACAGATGCGCGAAGATGTCCTAAAAGGGCAGCCATTGACAGACAAAAACGAACAAGATAAAAACCAATATTACGCATAGGCATAAATATGGAAAACTCAAAAGACGCGACAAAATGGCTGCAAGTCATATCAACCTATGACAACGAGTTTAAGAAATGGGAAGCCAGGACTAGCAAGATAGTCCGCCGCTACCGTGATGACAACCGCTCGCAGTCCAATAACGATACGTCCAGATTCAACATACTCTGGTCCAACATCCAGACGCTTGTCCCTGCGGTGTACGCCAAAATGCCAAAGGCCGTGGCCAAACGCAGATTTGGTGACAATGACCAAGTAGGCCGAGTGGCCAGTCAGATTATTGAGCGCGCACTGGACTTTGAGATTGAGCACTACCCTGATTTTAGGTCAGCCATGAAATACGCTGTTTATGACCGTTTTCTGGGTGGCCGTGGCGTGGTATGGGTACGTTACGAGCCGTATCTGAAGGACCAAGAATCACCGGCAGCCGGGCTACAGGTTACGGACGATACGCTGGACTACAAACTGACATCAGCAGATTCACCTGACAGGATGGATTCTGAGCGTGCAGAGCAAGAGACACCGGAGCAAGAGATTCAAGAGGAAATTGACTACGAATGTACGCCGTGTGATTACGTCCACTGGAAGGACTTTGGCCATTCGGTCGCAAGGACATGGGAAGAAGTCACCTGCGTATGGCGATGGGTGTACATGAGCAAGGACGCACTGGTTGAGCGATTTGGCGAGAAAGCGGCTAAGAATATACCGCTAGATTCTGCGCCGGAAAACCTAGGTGGTTACAAGAATAACAGCCAAAACGAGAAGGACAAGGCCAAGATATGCGAATTATGGGACAAGGACAGCAATAAGGTTTACTGGCTGAGTCGCTCAAGCGCAGAAATTATTGACGAGCGTGAAGACCCGCTGGAATTGGAAGGATTCTATCCGTGCTCTATGCCATTGTACGCATCGATGACGAGCGACAGTCTCGTACCGATACCGGACTTTGTGCTGTATCAGGACCAGGCTAACGAATTAGACATATTAAGCGACAGAATTGACGGGCTGGTAAAGGCGTTACGAGTACGCGGTGTGTATGACGCAAGCCAGCCAGCGCTTCAAAGGCTCCTAACCGAGGGCGAAAATAATACGCTCATACCTGTCGATAAATGGCTGGCGTTTTCAGAAAAGGGTGGATTACGAGGCAGCATTGACCTGTTACCTATCGATACAATGTCAGAAACCTTGATGCAGTGCTACCGAGCAAGGGACGAGATAAAAGGCCAGATATACGAGATTACAGGCATATCCGACATCATCCGTGGTGTATCAGCCGCCAGCGAGACAGCAACAGCGCAGCAGATTAAAGGCCAATATGCCGGACTACGCCTGGGCTGGATGCAGGACGAAGTGGCCATGTTTGCCAGCGAGTTGATACGTCTAAAGGCGCAGATTATGTGTACCAAGTATCAAGATAAAACCCTGTTAATGTACTCAGCCGCTGACCAGATGTCAGATGCGGATAAGCAGTTAATCCCACAAGCACTGGCACTGCTAAAAACTGAGCCACTGCGAAACTTCCGCATTGAGGTGGATTCTGACAGTTTAATCCAGTTGGATGAAAACCAAAACAAAGCCGACCGGATGGAGTTTATCAATACATTCTCTGGATTCCTGAGCCAAGTATTGCCTGTTGCCCAAAGTATCCCAGAAATTGCACCAATGGTCGTAGAGTTACTGAAATTTGGTATTGGCATACCTTTATATTTTGATATTCCCTCAATATCTCTATCATCTGGTTGCAGCTTATTCATTATTGTGGACCATTCTTTCTTTTCTGCGTCCGTTGCATTTGCTGCTTTAGATTCTATTTCTAACCTTCTATTATTTAACTTGTCTGCTTTTGTGTTTGGCAACGTCAACAGTATTTCTCTGTAATTATCGCCATTTGGCAGTTGCCATTTATCGTATTTGCTAGGTCCATAAGGAATTTGTGAGTTGTGTTGTTTTACAAAAGCATCAGCTTCTTCTGCTGTGTCATAAATGTTTTTAAACGAAGCGTCATTGCCATATACATAATATCCATTATTATAAGGATTAAATTCGCTAAATACGCCATATTCTTCACCTTTACCCGATAATTGCAGTTCCTTTACATCTAGCTTGTTGTTGGCAATGTAGTCCTGCACTTCTTGCTTTGTTAAGTTGGGTTTGGTTTTTAGCCAGTCCTCAAGCTCTGTGTAAGTAAGCTCATCGCCCTTCACATTCTCGCCTTTCTTCAGGTCATTCAGAAAAGACTGCCCACTGCCTTGATTTCTGTTTAGGTTTAAAGCTGCCTTTTCTGTGGGTGAATAGAATCCAACGTCACTGGCTGGTGCTTTTATAGGTTTTGGTTTAATGCTTTTAACCACGTCTACTGGTGGCACTATGCTTCCTGCTATCCCTTTGCCCATGCCTTTAACCATGCCCATGCTTGCAACCATGCTGGGTACGCCCGGTATTAAACCTGCTGCGGACAGTCCATAGTTGATTGGTGTACGCATTTCAGGGTTTTGGTAAAACAGCCTTGCATCGTTAGCCACGCCAGCGACATCGCCAACAACAGGGACAAGTCCTGCAACCGTAGCTGCTTTTGATGTGGTGTCCATGCTATTCCAAACATTACCCAGTCCGGTCTTGGTTGCTTTAAGCATCCTGCCGGTTTCTGTAGCCATTGCGCCAGGCAGTCCCATAAGCATCTCGTTTGTCTGATTCGAGCTGTAGGCTGGGTTGACTCCGTAGTAAGGTTTATTAGCCATAAGTGAATATCACATCCCGGTTAACCCTGCCAGCCACAGCGTAGCCTAAGCTGGCAAGTAGATTCATCGTGTCTTGGTCGGTGTACCCGTATCGCTCGCCAAGTCCTTTCATCTCCAGCGTAATCACTGGGCGTGTCAATTCTATCGTGTCTATTGCGCCGAGTAGTGCATCATGCTCCGAGCCTTCTACGTCAAGCTGGATAAAGTCACAGTCTGTCAGGTTATAGCTGTCTATCGTGATGATGTCGAATTCATCGCCCTGTTTAATCATGTGTGCGCCGCAGTTAGTAGGCTCTGCCCTGTCCATTGCAGCCCGTCCGTCACGACTACCCAGTCCTGCTCGCATTGTTATAATCTTGGTTGAGTTGGCGATGTTTTGCTTCAATGCGCGATAGTTGTCTAGGTCCGGCTCAACGGTGTATACCATGTCGAAATACTTGGCCAGCTCCAGCGGAAAGATGCCGAAGTTACCACCGGCCTGAAACACAGCACGTTTCTGCTGACAGAAAGCCATCGAGACAGCAAGGTCAGCCACCTCC